CTGGTAGACATCCGCGACCACATCAAAGCGAACAACGGTAAGGTTGACTATGATACGTTTCGTGAGGCCGTGGCTTCTGGTCGTGGTATTGGCAAGTCTGCCTTGGTGTCTTGGTTGGTGATATGGATGCTGTCGACGCGCATCGGCAGCACGACCATCGTCTCTGCCAACTCCGAAGCGCAGTTGCGGTCGGTCACATGGGCCGAAATTACCAAGTGGCTGGCGATGTCGCTGAACAGTCACTGGTTTGAAGTGGCTGCCACACGCATCATGCCCGCCAAGTGGCTGACGGAGATCGTCGAGAAAGACCTCAAGAAAGGCACACGCTACTGGTCGTGCGAGGGGCGGCTGTGGTCTGAAGAGAACCCCGATGCTTACGCGGGTGTTCACAACTTCGATGGTGTGATGCTGATCTTTGACGAAGCCAGCGGTATTCCTGACAGCATCTGGTCAGTGGCGGATGGTTTCTTCACGGAAAACACGCCACATCGCTTTCATTTGGCTTTTTCCAACCCTCGTCGCAACACAGGGTACTTTTACGAGGCGTTTAACTCCAAGCGGGCGTTCTGGCGCACACGCAACATCGACGCACGCGACGTAGAAGGGACGGACAAGAACCTCTACCAACGCATCATCGACGAATATGGGGCTGATAGCTATCAGGCCAACGTCGAAGTGTTCGGGATGTTCCCGTCAGAGGGCGACGATCAGTTTATCCCCGTCAATTTGGTCGATGACGCCATGAAACGGCCTCGCTACAAGGATGAGACAGCCCCGATAGCCATTGGCGTTGACCCAGCACGCTTCGGGAGCGATGCGACCGTCATCGCCGTGCGTCAGGGCCGCGATATTATCGAAATTAGGCGTCTTAGAGGCGCGGACACGATGGAAGTCGTAGGCCATGTGATTGAGGCCATCGAAGAATTTAAGCCCGCGATGGTAGTCATCGACGAAGGTGGCTTAGGTGCAGGCATTGTGGACCGCCTGAAAGAGCAGCGATACAAGATTCGGGGCGTCAACTTCGGAAATAAGGCCCAAAAGCAGCTTATGTACGGCAACAAACGGGCTGAGATGTGGGGAGCCATGCGCGATTGGCTCAAAACAGGCCATATACCGTCAGATCGGTTCTTAAAATCAGACCTAATTGGCCCTAAAGTCAAACCGGATAGCAAAGGAACGCTGTTTTTAGAGAGTAAAAAGGATATGAAGGCACGCGGATTAGCATCTCCAGACGCTGCTGACGCAATTGCCGTGACATTTGCGTATCCTTTAGGTAATAGAGAAATGCGCGTTGACAAAAAACCGCCCAGAAGCTACTCTGGCGGCGGGGTTTCTAATAGCTGGATGGGAAGTTAGTATTATGGCTAAAATGCCTATGCCAAAAATGCCGAAAGCGCCGCCTATCCCACGTGCGAGACCGGACGACGCGCTGCAACCCCAAAGACAACCCATCGGCGTCGCTAAACCGTGGGATATTATCAATATCACCACTCGGATGCGTGAAACTCCGTCGAAAAAAGGCAAATAACGATGCCCCTCGTCAAATCGGCCAGCAAATCGGCCTTTCGCAAGAACATCAAGGCTGAAGTCGGCGCGGGAAAGCCCGCGAAGCAGGCTGTCGCCATCGCGTACGCTGCGAAGCGTGAAGCTGCCAAAGGCAAAAAGAAGTAAAAATGGCTGATCCGACAGGCATCAATACGGCTGGTAAAGTCGCAAACATCGGCTCTAACCCCGCAAATGCGTCGGGTAACGACGACAAAATGGCGACGATGCGCCAGCGCCTGCAAATGGCGCAGGCAGCATACTCGGACAGCCGCGAAGATGAGTTGGACGATCTCCGCTTCATGGCGGGTAGCCCTGACAATCAGTGGCAATGGCCCGCCGACGTGCTGGCAACCCGTGGATCGGTGCAGGGCCAGACGATCAACGCGCGTCCGTGCCTCACGATTAACAAGCTGCCGCAGCACGTCCGTCAGGTCACGAACGAGCAGCGTCAGAACCGCCCGTCAGGTAAGGTCATCCCGGTCGATGATAACGCGGACGTGCAGGTTGCTGAGATTTTCAGCGGCATCGTGCGGCATATTGAGTATATGTCGGACGCCGACGTGGCCTACGACACCGCCTGCGACAATCAGGTAACATACGGCGAAGGGTATATCCGTCTGCTGACGGAATACTGCAACGAAGAGACGTTCGATCAGGACATCAAGATCGGTCGCATTCGCAATGCGTTCAGCGTCTACATGGACCCTACCATCCAAGACCCCTGCGGCGCGGACGCTGAGTGGTGCTTCATCTCGGAAGACATCCTCAAGACCGACTATGAGCGTATGTTCCCCGATGCGACGCCTATTTCGACGCTGTACAGCCAAGGTGTAGGCGATCAGGGCATCTCGTCATGGTTGCAAGAAGATACGATCCGCATCGCGGAGTATTTCTACAAGACCTATAGCCGTGAAACGCTGAACCTTTACCCCGACAATCAGACTGCATTTGCAAATAGCCCGCAAGACAAGCAGTTAAAGCGTATGTTTGGCTCTCCGCTGCGCAGCCGTCAGGTTGACCGCTGCAAGGTCATGTGGATGAAGACTAACGGTTTTGACGTGCTGGATGAGCGCGAATGGCCGGGCAAGTGGATTCCTGTCGTCCGCGTGGTCGGCAATGAGTGGGAAGTTGACGGCCAGATTTACATCTCGGGCCTTGTGCGCAACGCCAAGGACGCCCAGCGTATGTATAACTACTGGACGAGCCAAGAGGCTGAAATGCTGGCCCTTGCGCCTAAGGCGCCGTTTATCGGCTATGGCGGGCAGTTCGAAGGCTACGAAACGCAGTGGAAGACCGCCAATACGACCAACTGGCCGTATCTGGAAGTCAACCCTGACGTAACGGACGGTGCTGGAAGTGTGCTGCCTCTCCCTCAGCGCGCACCGCCTCCATTGCCCCAGACGGGCCTTATTCAGGCCAAAATGGGGGCTGCTGACGACATTAAGGGTACGACAGGGCAGTATGATGCCTCGCTGGGCCAGCAAGGCAATGAGCGGTCAGCCAAGGCTATTGTGGCCCGTGAAAAGCAAGGCGATGTCGGCACTTATCACTATGTCGATAACTTGGCCCGTGCGATCCGCCACATTACACGCCAAATCGTTGATTTGATTCCGAAAATCTATGATACGCAGCGCGTGGCCCGCATCATTGGCGTCGACGGCGACGTGTCAATGGTCAAGTTCAACCCAGAACAGCCCGAAGCTGTCAAGGAAATTCGTGACCAAGCAGGCGCGATGATCGAAAAGATTTATAACCCCAGCGTCGGCACTTACGACGTGATGGTTACGACTGGCCCCGGCTATATGACGAAGCGTCAGGAAGCCCTCGACGCTATGAGTCAGATTTTGCAGTCGAACCCGCAGCTTTGGACTGTGGCGGGCGATCTGTTCATCAAGAACATGGATTGGCCCGGCGCGCAGGAGATGGCGGATCGGTTCAAGAAGATTCTTGATCCGAAGGTGTTGGCGAAGGACGATCAATCGCCTGAAATGATGGCAGCGCAGCAGCAGATTGAGGCGCTGACCAAAGAACTCAACCAAATGTCTGACATCATCAAGCACGTCCAAGATAGCGTCGCGCAGCGTGAAGTTGACGTTAAGGAGTTCAAGGCGCAGGTTGACGCTTACGATGCTGAAACCAAGCGTATTTCGGCTGTCCAGAACAGCATGACACCCGAGCAGATTCAGGATATTGTCATGGGGACGATTGCTGCCGCGCTTGATACGGGTGATTTGATTGGTCAGGCGCCGCATATGCGCGAGATGCCGGAAGCGGCAGAGATGCCTGAGATGAACGAACCCCAAGAAGCCCCGGAGATGCCCCAGCAGGCGGCTCCAGAGGCTCCAGAAGCCCCTGAAGGAATGATGCAATGAACGCCGCTGACTTTGTAGGAACGCTCTTCCTCGCCCGTGATGTCGCCCATTCCGTGCATCTAAACACACGCTCGTTTGCCAAGCATAGCGCGCTAAACACGTTTTATGATGGCGTTATTGATCTGGCGGACAAATTTGCTGAAGCTTATCAGGGGAAATATGGCCTGATTGGGCCTATTTCGCTTATGTCTGCAAAGAAAACCAATAATATTGTC